AATCCTTGTTATACATCAACATAAACAACAAACTTGTTACACCTTTACACAGTAAATGTAAAGTGATGTGAAATATTTTACACTAACATTATAACAGTCGGTGTTACGGCGAAGCACAGTAAATGTGTAAAGGTGTAAAAAAAACGATTAAGTTAAAATAAACATAAAAATAAAACACATATATATAAAATGGAAAACTTAAACATTAATTTTTTATTGAATCGTGATGAGGAAGCAAATAAAATAAAAGATATTTTAAATAATTTTGAGTTAAATAAACATAATTTATCAACAAATCGTGGTATATATATATATGGTGAACCTGGCTCAGGAAAAACAACTTTTATTGTAAATATTCTAAAAGAATTAAATTATGATATAATTAAGTATGATGCTGGTGATATAAGAAATAAGTCAATAATTGATGCAATAACAAAACATAATATGGCAGACAAAAATGTAATGAGTATGTTTTATAATAAAGTTAAACGAATAGCAATTATAATGGATGAAATTGATGGAATGAATAATGGTGACAAAGGAGGATTAAATTCATTAATAAAAATAATAAGACCAAAGAAAACAAAAAAACAAAGATTAGAAGAAACAACATTAAATCCAATAATTTGTATTGGTAATTACCATATTGATAAAAAAATAAAAGAATTAATGAAAGTATGTCATGTTATAGAATTAAAATCTCCAACAAATCAACAAATAATATCAATAGTTGAAAAGTTAATACCAGTTTTTGATACACTAAAAGAAGAACTAAAAACTAATATAATAAACTATATTCAGTCAGATTTAAGAAAGTTAAATAGCATTTATCAATTGTCAAAAAACAATGAAAATATATTGAGTAATATTAAAAAACTTTTTTTGACAAAATCATATAATGATGATACAAGAAATATAACAAAAAAGTTAATTAACAATAACTATTCAATAGAAGACCATTTAACAATAATGAATGAAACAGATAGAACAATAGTAGGTTTATTATGGCATGAAAATATAATAGATGTATTAGGAAAAGTTAAAAAAGAAGAATCAATACCACTTTATTTGGAAATATTGGATAATATGTGTTTTGCTGATTATATAGATCGTATAACATTTCAAAAACAAATATGGCAGTTTAATGAGATGAGTTCATTAATAAAAACTTTTAAAAATAATAAAATATACCATAAAAAATTTGCTAAAAAAAAACAAAATTATAATCCAGCAGAAATAAGATTTACAAAAGTACTGACAAAATATTCAACAGAATATAATAATTCTATATTTATTCAAAATTTGTGTCAAGAACTATCAATGGATAAAAATGATATGTTTGCTTTCTTTTTAGAACTGAAGAATAAATATAATGATAATGAAATATTAGCCTTATTTGAAAATTATGATATATCAAAGTTAGATATAAATAGAATATACAGATATTTAGAAAAATATACAACAGAAAATGCAAGCGAAACAGAAGATATAATATTAGATGATGACATAGAGGATAAATAAGTATTGTATCAAATTATTACTAATTTTTTTTACTAATTACTAATAATTTTACATAAAATTATATTACATCAATTTTATACGATTTTGATTATACCATTTTTGATTGACTTCTTGAGAAACTGAAGTAAAATGATGATTTTCATACTGCTTAGGGGAATCGTAATAGAGCATTAGAGGTTCTGTTTTTCCATTTCTTCCAGTTGAGTCAATTACTTTGAATAACACCTTTTCATCTTTACTTCCAACCATAAACTCATAATATACTCCTGTAACAGCATTCCTAATTCTAGTTCCTGTTGAACCAGAACCATAGTTTTCAATTATGATTCTCTTATAATATTTTCCATTAGTCCAAGTATTATTGAATGGAATGGTAACCTTATTGTAGTTCTTATCCAATCTTTTGATAGCATTTGCGCCTTTGTTTTGTATTAAGTCCATCTCAACAGATATGGTATCATTAACACCTGTTTGTAAAGGGTCGTCGGAATACATATTATAATATATAATAATATTGTATATCTTTATATCATTTTACACATTTTAACATTTACTATGCTTCACGTTGCATAATCTACGATGGACTTTTACTTTTAAGTGTATCAATTTCTATAGTTAACTGTTTAATTCTCTTAAGAAGCTCAGTAATTAAAACATTTTTTTCAGATAATTTTTTATCATATTCATTACGGATAGTTTGAATATCAGTATTTGCATGATTATAATATGATAATATTTTCTGTTGGGTTTGTATCATCTTATTGTGTTCTTCTAAACGTTTAACACGTTCTTCTTCCATTTGTTTCATTTGTTCAAGTAATTTCGGTTTATTTTCAGGTCTTCCAGGTTCATAATTTTCTAACAGACTATTCATATCATACATATAGAATTGCTTTAAAATTGGATCTGTAATAAAATCATCTATAGTATAAGGAGATGGAATTGTTTTTGTTTGCTCTGGATGTAGAAGCATTTTTTCTTTATTTAAAGAATTATGTTTGTGAGAAAAAACTAAAATAGTTTTTAATGTATTAAGTTGTATTAAAGGAATAGTATATCCTTTTGTAAACTTAGATTCTTCTGCCAACGCGGTGTCATCATCATAACTAGTTTGTAAAAGTAATTCTTTTTTAAATGCAAATGTTGCTGCTGTTGAATGGTAGTTTGAATATGGCCCACATTGAAAAATAGCATTTTTTGAATTAAAATAAATATGCATTTCTGAAGAACCAGCAATTAAAAATTTTTTATTATTTTGTAATGTTTCAACAGCGTGTAAAATACGTTCAGGGGGATAATAATCATCATCATCCATGTATATAATTATATCACCTGAACATTTGGTATGCATTAAATTTCTCTTTTTACCAAGCACCATTTTTTCTTCATAATAAAAATATTTAACTTGTGGAATATATTTTACTAGATCTCCAATAGGGTCAGTACCATCATCAATAATAATCCATTCAATTCTGTCTTTTGGATATATTTGATGTTCAAAACATTTAATCATAAATGGAATAAATGGTCTTCTGTTAAATGTTGGAGTACATAAACTAACAAATGGTAAGACAGATGGGTTCTTTAATGTTTTTTTACCCATATTTGTATATATTTTGTATATATATATATATTTAAATCATTTATACCAATTTAATGTTATATTTTTTTATTTTTTTACCTCCAAGAAGATTACTAGAACCTTGAGGTTCGGTCTTAACAGGTATAATTTGTGATGTACTAGGTATTACATTATTATCAACTGATTTATCTATTGGTAGAGTACTAGATATTACATTATCATCAACTGATTTATTTATTGGTAGAGTACTAGATATTACATTATCAACAACGGATTTATCTATTGGTAGGGTATTTGGTATTATATTATCAACACCTGATTTATCTATTGGTAATGTATTTTTATCTATAATATCATAATCATAATTATCAATATCCCCTCCAACTGTTGGTTTGATTAGTTCTCTTGAACTAATATTTCTAATAATATTTTCTAATTTTGCATCATCTATAGGTATACGTTGACATATGTCTACCAATTTTGGATTTTTAAGATTAATCTCGTTAACATGAGCTTGTTTAATAATTTGTTTAATTCTAAAACTAAACCCATCAGTCCCATATTTAGGCATTTCATTAGTATATAATCCCATAAAATAAGCAAAAATAATAGCTACAATAATACCAACAATAGCATTATTCCCCAAATATTTGATTCCATTTGAAAATAGACTTAGTGTTGCAAGAATAAAGAAGAAAAATTTCTTATAAGCAAAAGTATCTTTGATAAAATCGATTACATTGAATGTTTTATTTTGTGAAGTTTGTGAAGTTTGTCTTAATTTATAAGATGCAAATAGAGGAGCAAATAATCCATACACAGTAAAAAATGCTGGCATAATAAAAGCAGATAATGAACCAATTGGAATCCATAAAAAGAAAAATTGTATTAATTTAATAAATCTAAAAAAACTGATATTTTCAGTTGTTTCCCATTGTTTGGTTTCTTCATTTATAGTTCTAAATAATTGAGGAATATTTATAATATGATAAAAAATGCTAATACATACATTAAAAAAATACAACCCCATCCATATAAATATTCCAAACAATCCATATAAAAACATAATAACTGATTCGGGAAGATAACTTAAATAAAAGAAAATAGTGTTAATAGCCAAAAAATTTTTAGCAACTAAATTATTATAAACAAATGAAAAGTATAATGGTATATTAGTAAATAATCCAGTATTTGGGTCAGCATATTTTTTTAAAGAACATAAAAAACTCTTGTTAAAACTGTCTAAATATTCTTGTGAATTAAATACAGCTTTTTGTGATAAAGTATCTTCTTTTTCAGAAAAAAAAGATGGACGCATAACATTCATATCGACATAAATAGGTTTAACAATACGATCAAAAATTGTATATGGCGCTAATTCAATATCATCAGGTAAAATGTTTGCTTGAGCAATTTTAGTTGTATATAATCCTAATCCTCCAATAATGAAAATAGAAATACCTATAGTAAAAATAATGCTTGATAAATAATTTGAAAAAAAGCCTTTAAAATCAGGAGAAGTGGTAGAAGTTTCATATTTTTCGGCTTTTTTTTCATCAATAGTGTTTGTGTATTCAGTTGTAGACATTAGTTATAATAAATATATATTAAATTATTGTTATTTATCTTTTATTCTTTTTTTTCGGTCGGTGTAATATTCTTTCCAATATGATGCTAACTGTAAACTCCTCCTAATTTAATTGTTGCCGTTGTACTTGCTCTTTGCTTATCTGCTATTATTCTTGCATATGCTTGAGAAAATTTATTTATATTTGATGGAATTATACGTTGATTTGAATTTATATTTCTCATTGATTCATTATATTTTTGTATTATTGCTAGACTAGAATGGGGTGATACTTGTGGAGGAATTGGAAGTGGTGGAATAACTTCTTTAGTAGGATCAGTTGAATGTTCATAGCTGTACTGAATTATTTTGTCAGCTTCATTTCTTCCATATTTTTGAATCATCTCATTCTTTTTTTCTGCTGTTGGATAAAATGGAATATTAGACCAATCATCAGTTATATGATCAATTTTAGTTGTTTTTATCCTACTTGGATGAATAATTTTTCTTTTAGGTTCTCTTAAATCATATTTATGATAATTATCATGTTCAAATTTTATTCTAGTCATAAAAGTAGATATATTTATAATAAACATATTATCAGCTTTTACAGTATGAATATTATCTAATGGATTACTTGATTCATTCTCTATTTTGTATTGTAAGTTATGAATTGTAATTAAGCCATCTATACCATCATCGTGAGTTGCTCTCCAAGGGTCTTTACGATTAATTATTCTTTGAACCCCATCAAATAAATGTAAAATATTTGGATTGCCAATTGGGAAAAATTGACTACGATCTATTTTAATACCTTTTTTTTCACATCTTGTTTGTAATACATTATCTTCCATTCCCCATCCCCAGAAATTAGGATATCCATTAATTAATTCAAAATCAGACCCATTAAGTGCTACTATACCACCAAGAGCATAATCAAACCCATAAAAATGTTTTACAATTCCGGGAACAGTTTCATAATTAAATATAATTGTAAATGGAATTGTATCAATATCGTTAAAAACGAATGTTATATTCTTATAATCATTTGGATATTTTTGTTTAACTGCTAAAAAACCAATATTTTTTGTACCACCTCTATTAAAAGTTCTTACATCACATTGATGTGAAAAATATACTTCATAATCATCCTTTAAACTACTTTCTTTCATAATAGTTTGTAAATAATTTGAAAAAAAAAATTTATGCTGTGGACGGTTTCTATAAGGAATAATAAATACAACTTTTGGTACTTTTGACATTATATATTATTTTAGTATTTTATTATTATTCAAAATACGAATGTTCTAAATAACTAACTTTTATACCTTTGGATATTTTAACGTTATTGAAAAAAATTAGAGCAATGTGTTGTCTAAATTACAAATTACAAAAAGTTTGTTTACGGTGTTATATATTTTACTACGCAGTGCTTTTAGGTTTAGTGTAACAAATATATCAAACAATTACTGTAATGTTTGATGATGATGGAATTATAGGTCGTTGATTGTATTTATTTAATATAACTGAAGGTACTAATTCTTCTGTCATTTTTTCAAGCTTTTTATAACATTTATTAATTGTTACTTCAGAAATCTCACTAATAATTTTAACGTCTCGCTTAGATATATTTAATTTACATAATTGAGATATAAAATAAACAATTCCAGCAGCAATAGAATGTGGTGTATTTTCAGGCATTAAATTATTTTTCTCAATTTTTATAGCAATAAATTGACATAATCTTGTTAATTCAGAATTAATATTTAGTTTGCTACAATAACGTTCAATAAAGTCTTCAGGTTTTGTTTTACAGAACGCAGTTTTATCTTTATTATCCATATCTTTCTCAAGAATATTTAAAATCATTTGAGCATTTTTACATCCTTGAGTAGCACTTGTTACATCTAAATTAAATATTGTTGCTAATTCCTTAGCAGTTCGCGGATAATTATTAATTCTGCATGAAATATAAATAGAAGCAGCAATTAATCCATCTTTATTATCTCCTCTAAATGTTTGTTCATATTCGCATACTTTCTTATGATAACGAATAGCATCATCAATTATTTTTTTAGATATTCCAGCATTATTAGCAAAAATGGTAATTCTTTGAAATTCATCATATTGAGCTTTTTCTTTATATGGCATTGATTGCCATTCAGTATATCGTCTGATTTTTCTCATTTCATATGAAGATTTACCAATACATAAAACTTTACAACCAAATGATGATTCTTCTAATAGAGGATTTATAGGAATTCCACATCTAGTAGGATCTGTATTTTGATTATCATCCACTCCATAATATCTCCATTCTGGAGAATGGTCTAACATATCTTTATATATAATTCCACATTTATTATTAGTACATGTAAGAAATCCTTCGTCTGAAAATGCTAAAGAAAACTGACATCGTTCACACTTTTCTCTATCTCCAATAGTTCTATATAGACATTCCAATGGTTCTTTTGGTTTATTTGGGTTAATAACTTCTAATTCAAATATATTCCAAAGTTTTGCTTTTTCTTGTAAAGTTATTAAACTATTGTCTTTATTCTTTTTACTTCTTTCGTTATTCATTATTAGATTTAATTTTATTTTTTATTTTAAAATCAATTTTATTTTATTTTATTTTTTAGGTTTATTACAAAAAATACTTTTTTAAATATATAATATATGGGAAATCAAACATCAATCAATAATATTAATAAAGAACAAAATGAACAATTAAAACCAAAATCAGTATCTCAAATTTTAGACTATTTAGCAACATATTATATTCTCACAATGGATTTTAAAAGCTTAAGAAAACTATACGATAAGGAATATTGTGATAAATTAGTTATACTAACAACTGATATAATTCAAAGATACTTTACTGAATTGGAAATTACATATTTATCTAAACGAATTAAAAATGGGATTGAAGTTAATGAGATTGATAAAGATAAAGTTATATTTTTAAATAGAGATAAACTTAATGAACTTGATATTCAAAATTCCATTAAAAAAAAGCGTTTATGTATTTCTATATCTAAATTCTATATTAAAATTGCTCATATTTTTGCTGTAATTGTAACAACAATAAATCCTATTTATGTGTATAAAGATGCGGAAGGAAATACCGTAAGGGCATCATTATATGAAAAAGGCATGATTCCTAAAAATACTCCAAGATATATTTATAATCTAAATATTTGTAATAAACGTATAAATTCTTTACAAAACAATGAGACCTTACAACCTGATGCTGATGGTAATATTACTATTGGACCTAAAGTATGTAATATGAATATAGGCGATGATGGAGAACTAGAAAATTTAGATGATGAACCAGGCATTCCAGAGTTAGAAGAATTATATTATGACGATAATTATGATTTTAAGACAGGAAAATTTACTGGAATGACTGAAAATACAAGAAAAGCTTATCTAACTGATTTACACATATTTTATAAAGTTTTTACTGGAAATACAGGTTCATTGCCTACAGAAATAAAAAGATTTGGTGATATTCAATTAAGAGATTACCATAAAATGGATAAATGTAATGGTGAAGATCCATTATTTAAAAAAAAAGTTAAAGGACCATTAACTAACAAATTATTTAATGATTATGCTGAAAATTTAAAGAAAATGATTCAAACTACAAATAAAAATCAGCAGTCATTGTTAACAATTATTAATCAGATTTTTGTTTATATAATAGATCCACAAAGTGGTAAAAAACAAATTCGTATAAATCCATCATTAACAGAAAAAAGGTTACAAGAAATAGTGATTGAAACTAGAGCATTAATAATTAATTTATACTTAAATTGTGAAATGAATTATGTTAATGGATTAAAAATGTATGAAGCAATTGTAGAAGAAAAAATATTAGAAACTGCTCAAAATCAGATAAAAAAATTACAAAGTATATCTGATGAATTGTCAATGAATGATAAAATTCCAGAACCTGCAGAAATTCAACAAATAAAGCAGAATGCTGATGAAAAAATTTCAGAAAAGAAGGAGCTAATTGAAAAACAAATAGAAGATGTAAAGAATGATGAAAAAATAATAAATCAAGAACCAAGTGTGGTATTACAAAATGATATAACAAAGTAACAAAGTAAACAAACTCATCATAAATTTCGGCGACTGGAGTATTATCTTCTGTTAAATCAACTGATTGACTTACTTTGGTCTCTTCTTGTTAGTTATTGAAGATGTGAAAGACGAAAATACAAAACTCATTTGTATTTTGTATTTTGTATTTTGTATTTTGTGTTATGTAGCATACATTAATCCTACATTTCCTCCAATAAAGTTCACTATATTAATTCTCTCTTCAAATAAATGTAAATCAAAATTATAATCATAAATTCTCCATGTTGGTTTATTTACACCTATTATTGAACCAGTTTCTGGATCACAAATAGTTAAACTTTGAGCTAATGGATCTAATGGTGGTATTATAGTAGTAAATTCTAATTCTATTTGATTAAATCTACTCATATTTATTGCTCCAGATGGTTGTAAATCTGAATTATTTGAATTAATACTAAAATTATAACAATATAAACCTGGAGGAGCACTTCCTGTTGTTCTTACATATTTTTCAATATAATTAAATACTCCTGCTGGTTGTATATTTTCTCTATAAGAACCATCTAACAAAATTCCCAGTGCAACAAGAATCATTTTCTCATTTTGAGGATTATATGTTTGATTTATAACAAGTCCTGTTAATGTACCATTTGGATTTACTCCTGGGCCTATTTCTACAGGCGTTAATACTCCATCAATAGTTCTATATACTGTATACGTTCCTGATGTTGGTGCTTGAATTACATTTAATGGTAAATAATTATAGGGCCAATTTGTATAATTTGACCATTCATTACGTAAATTAGCATCACTGCGTTGAAAATAAAATAACCAATTTGAAATCATTCCTAATGAATCTAATGCAACCTTATTTGGTCCTGTTACATTTGGAAATATCCATTCATGCACTTGTTTTATTAAATATTTTTGTTCTTGTAATGCAAATAATTTTTCCTCTTCATTTGATAAAAAGCAATATGTGCAATTTAAATGAATATCAGCATTCCATATGGTTCTCTTATCAGAATATGAATCAATATCAATGTTAACATCTGGTGGTGGTTGTAAAAAACGAAAAAATTGCATGTACCATAAATTAAAATTAGGAGATACATACGGATAATTATTTGTTGCATCAAATACATCACGAATTACACATATTTGATTAATAGGTCTAAAAGTTACATTAATATGTAATTCATTATATTGTAATGATGTTAGTGGAAAAGCCATCTGGGATTTTAATCCAAACCAATTATTTAATGGTATATATAAAATTCTTCCTCTTATAGATGGTTCTGGACCAGCTAAATCACCAGTAAAATAAGCATTTGGATATGAGTTAACACGAGAGTTAGAATTAGCTGGATCAACTAATTCTGGAATTTGTCCAATCATTTGATTAAATAAATCGCGTTTAATAACATTATAATCACGCTGAACAGATGCTAATAAATAATCTCCTGAATACTCTTGTAATGTATAATTACCACATGTAATACTTATTTTTGCTATCATTTTAGCTCCAATATTTTCAATCCATTTAAATTCATAAGGAGCCCACTGCTCAATATTTCCTAGACCTTGAGAAGTAGATTGTTCTGTTATCTGTTGTGGTGGCAAAATTGGACTCCAAATATTTGGTAATGCTACAGATAAATAACAATCCATTAATAAATCAGCATATCTAGGAATATTAAATGTAAAAGTAGACTCTTCTGATAATCTCAGTGTTTTTGAACCTTCATAGTCAACTCTGAATTTTTGTAGACCAAAGTTTGTATATTGATGATAAGTTGATTTAAAGAAAGATTTAGTTGGATTTCCATTTAGAATAATATTTTGTTGTCCTTGACTTACTAATTGCATGAGTCCCCCGGGCATATTTTTTTTATAATATAATAATA